CCTTTTTACCATTTAAGGACAACTCGGAATAGGCATTACAGTAATTTCATCGGGCGGGATGAAGTCTGGTGTATCTGCTGGCCCCGGAGGTGCGGGATCAAATACAGGTGCTACAGGATCATATGGTTCTTCTGGAGAAGGACAGGTAGCAACACCACCTTCATCAGCACCCAAATGAACTATCGGGCCAATCCAAACCTCTTCACCAATATATACTTCTGATCCAACATTACCTATTTCTATTTGTGGTGAACACAGTGCAAGTGAACCATCAGCTCCTACTGAATAGTTACCATCAACAAGTATAAAAAAGTTATTACCAACTGTTAAATGATATGCTCCGCCAACTAACTTCAACATATCAAGAACAACTGTTTCATGTTTATTTTCAGCAACTCTTGAGATATAAGTACCTAAAATATCACGATTTTTATTGGATTCATATCTCTCAAAATCGTTACCGACAATAATTTTATGTGATTCCCCATCCACTCTTAATGATTCATTCACATGAATTTCTGTCCATCTACTAATCAATACTTCTCTAAACTCATTAGTCTGAAGTATTAAAGTCATATCATCATCAACACATCTATGATGAACAGACATATAATGCTCCTGACAAATACCATCACAGATATCCCAACGATGAAGTTTGTTTCTGAAGGTCATTCTTCCTTCTTTATTTACTTCCATATAGGAACCAGAAGGATGCCACCACGCAAATCTTGGTGATCCGGGTGTTGCATCAAGTTCAATAACTATATTAGTATTAATATCCCATTCATCGTGTGTAGAGAACACATTTCCATCAGGATATTTTGTCTCATACATAGGAGGCTGCTCATCCCATTCACCACCAAATGCGATAGGAACAGCTAAATCAAGCCAATCTTCTTTAATAGAAAGATATGTTTTTGCCAACTTTTCTCTTCTTGCAAGTCTCGGCCAATCCTGTTCTTCTATCCAATCATCAAGTGGATAAATTACATCAGGGTCTCTATATCCATCCTGTTTTTCTAATTGAGAATATTTATTTGCATCTATAGGAAAGCCTGGTACTGTACCAAAATATCTTGGTTGCATCATATTACCATTCTCAAAGAACACCATAACATGTGAACCTTTCAATGGTACGCTATATGCTCCCATACCGGACATTGATCCCTCAAAATTAGGATTTACTGGTTGTGCCCAACATAATTCTTCCCAAGGAGATTTGTTATATCCGTCATCTACTTGTTGTTCAGTGTGAACACCCATAACGCGAACACGGACACGGCCAAGTTTTAATGGATCAATTCTATCTTCAACCACACCACGATAGATACCCCATAATTTTTCAGAGTCTACTTTAAATCGTAAAACATCATTCTTTTGTGTAGCCATCTATTAGTATTCTCCAGTTCCACCTATTTTTGGATATCTAACATTATCATGGTCTTCAGAAAGTTCCAGATTTCCAAGATTTGTCTTTGATGCATCTGTTAATTGTGCATCAGAATCATAATATCCATTTTTGATCAAAGTCATTTTCTGTACATAATTTGGTTTTGTATGTGTAGAAAACTGATGTGTGATAGATTTTATTAAATATCTACCAACCATCTGTTTATTAAATACATCAGGTTCGTTAGCAGATAACCAATGAATGTCTATTGATCCACCAGCATATCTAAGACAATGACCTCTTACATATATAGAGACAAGTTGCTGTAAACAATACTGTTTCACCCAATCACTATAGTACATGTTATCAAGTAGACACTCAAGTAACATATACTTGTCTCCAGACTCTCCTGTCAAAAATGACTGAGGTTTTGGAACCATTGACATAAGATTGTCTCCATTGAACAATGTTTTATTACCTAATATAGTATACCTGTCTTTTGCTTTAAAGTAATCATATTCTCTTTTAATTTGATACTTTCTTAAATGATCATAACCAAGGTAATTACATTTAACAAGCTTATCAATGGTTGTCTTATCTATATTACTGATAGTTATATTATGTATAGTATTAATATCATGAAAGTTAGCAGCACTACCAACATAATACATTCCATGCCCCGGTGGATCAATTAATCTTGCTGCTTTCAACAACCATTCAAGAGTTACAAAATTCCATGATTTATCACTTACTTCTGTATTACTATATAATAGATAACCGGATTCACCACTCCAATCACCTGACATTCTTTCAAAAAGCCATCTTATACTATCTGCTGGTGTTTTAAGACCTGTATGGAAAAATTCTATTTCTTCAGGTGCTGGTTCATTATATATCCAGGCATTAATTCCACAAAATCTATCACACATGTCCATGAGTATTTCATGATATGGCATATCTACATATGTTCTATCAAAATGTGGCATATGTAATTTAAAAAACTCTTCTTCTACAAAAAAGATATCCAGTATTTGTTTAGACTTTCTTTCTCTTGTACCGATAGATGAAGTAGATGGATCAGTTATTTCACTTACTTTATAGATTTTGAATTTATACCATCGTTCTTCTTGCTCTTGAGGTGTCACCCATGTAAAATAATGTAATTCAAGTTCTTCATCACCTACAAGAGGTAAAAACTCCCATATAGCTTGAGTATCAAGTAAGGTTAATTTTCCAACCTTACACCATGAATATATATCTTCTATAAAGTAAAGCTGAGATATAGATGCATTATCTATAATGGTTTCACCAGTACCGCCCCTAAGAATAACGCCCCATATATTAGAATGATCAGTTGACATTTATTATAACCTTGAAATATCTGATAATGCTCTGAAAATATTATATAAAAATGTCTTTTTGAGAACCTTAACCTGTCTACCTGCTACCATTTCTTCAAATGGGTTTGTAATATCATTAATAAGACAAATAAGATACCAAAGGACTTCAGTTTCATAATACTTATATGATATATTATCCCACCAATCGGTATCTTCTGTATAATATATATCAAAGTATACATTATTATTCTTTACTTCATCAATAAACTCATAACATCTGAATATATTTAAGAAATATTCATTAGTTTGAGAATCTCTAAGTATATCATAGACATTTAGACGAGATGATATAGGAAGTCTTTGTCTTGCAATATCTATGAATCGTTTTTCTGATTTACGAATAGTCATAATCTTATCCTAAGTTCGTTTCTAAGAAGTTGAAACTCCTGCTCTTGCATTGAATGATGTTTTATAAAGAGGTTCCAGATCAATAAAAGTTAATGTCATATCTATATCCGAAGCATCACCACCCATAAAAGGATATTTATAGGATGTCTGAAAATCAGTCAATGCTGCATATCTTATATTAATGAAGTTCTTTGGTACTGTATATATTTCAAAGATATTAGGAAAGTCAATTTTAGATATAAATCCCCCACCTTCACCACCTACATTTGCTGCTGCATATCTCCTAATTTGGTCAACACAATCTACAATACCAGCAGGGTCTTCTTGATCCAGAAACTTTACAGTAAAACTAAATGTTCTTCTATCAGAGTCTTCATAAACAAGTGGAGTATCGGCTTTCATTCTATATGCACCTATCTCTCCTTGAGTAATACCACCTATTTGTCTAAGATTGTTTCCAACAGCTGCAAATGCTTGTCCAGCTCTACCTGTGATAGTATCAAACTCTTTCCAGTTATGTCTATGTGTTTCCTGAATCTCATTTGGAGCTATAAATTGAAAGAAGTCACCTGTACAACTTGCATTAACATGATGCTGCGCTCTTGCATCTAATGTTTGAGATTCAAGTTTCCATACCCATATATATAGATAACATATATCTTTTGCTCTATACCCATGTAAAGGTAATAACTGTTCGTATCCCATATTATGTAATTCCCCATGTTTTATTAAAGAATAGAATACTTATAGTTTCAATGTCTATAGGTGGTTCTACATAAGGTTGTTGTGATGGGTATGGTATTGTAGTAGGCTTGTTACTTTCTTTCCCACTCTTTTCAATACCCTTCACCATTTTTTCATTTACATTTTTTATATCACTACTTATAGATAACTGTTGACCTGCAGTACTAAGTTGAGCAGATGCAAATTGATCTTCAGGTGATAAATCCATTTCTGATAAAGGATGAGTAGAAGGAAGTTTCATATAATCCTCATAATCTCTCATTGTCATATGAGTAATAGTACCATTAGTATTCACAACCTTAACAGAACCTGCTTCTGGAATCTCTTCCACTAAACTAATCATATTGCTATTAATTTTAGAAGCAGTTATTTCAGGAGCTAAATTACTTTCTATGTCTTTAGTGATATCTATTGGTTTTCCTTCTGTCCCCTTATCTCCACTAAACCAGTTTACAGGATTTAGTTTACTACCTTTAACATTCTTCCATACACCAAGAATAGCTTCCTTTATCTTACCAAACAACTCAACTATAGGATCAATAAAAAACTCTTTAGCAAGTTTGGCTACATCAGTATCAGTAAATGCTTTCCATAACTTTTCTCCTATCAAGAATAACCCTTTGTATATCCAGTAAATAGGATTTAACTTATACCAATTCTTTGTAATGAATGATATAGAAGTGGTTACTTTATTGGATACCCATTCAACTATACCCCATAGTTTATCAAATACCCATATAAGGGCATCCATCATTTTCTTGCCTGAACCTTTAGTACCAAATATTTTATCAAATACCCATCCAATTACTGTAAGAGGTATTTTAAAGAAACCTTCTATGACTGCTCGTAAAGCATCCCCAAGCTTTCCAACAAGTGTATCCTTGGTAGATTTTGACCACCCCTTAAAGAAATCTATAACACTTACTATTACTTGAAGTGGAACAGCAAGCTTTGATAAACCAAAAGTAAATGTTTTAACAAAAATACCTACAAATCTTGAAAGACCTTTAAACCATGTAAGAACCTTACTAAGAGTTCCACCGATATCAGACCCCCATTTTATAAGATTTGCAAATATACCACCAACTTTAGGTAATGCAGAAAGTTTTGTAGCTATACCAGAAAAGAATGTAGATATAGTGGAAATTGTTTTCTTTACTATTTCAAACTTACTAACAACACCCCATATACTTTGAGTAAGAGTCTTTGTTACCCAAATAAATGGTTTAAATTGAAGTGCGACCATACCTGCCACAGCTCCAGCCGCCATACCTACAAGACTTACAAGGACATCAAGAATTAATTTTTTCCAATCAGTCTTTCTTTCCCTATCACCTTCAAGTTCATTTTCTCTATCAAAAGCTAATCTTTCTTCATCTAAACTTATTATATCACTGGTTCTATTAGAAATCTCTCTAAATCCTCTTTTTAAGGTATCAACTATAAGTTTTGAAGTAGAACTTATTTTAAGACCAATACCTTCTGTAGCTTTTATTTGTAACTCTTCTTTTGTTTCTGTATCAGCAAAAAAACCATGAACAGACTTAAATATACCACCGATTGCGTTAAAATAAGAATCTAAAGGACCAAGTATGGTTCTAAGTTCACTTCGGAATATATCAACAATAGGTTCCAATCCTTCTTTTAAATATCTTCCAATCTTGGTTGAATAAAAATCCTCTATAGTACCAAACATTCTTTGTATAGGGGTAACCATTTTGAATTGTTCTTTTAAGAGATCGGGCATTGCTTGTTCAAGAAATCTTCTATTCTGATCGGTAATGCCTTCAATACTTGATAATGATGTACTTATTAACTGAGTAATAGCATCATTTCTCTTTTCTTCACTTACATACTTGTTCCTGAATAGTTCTCTTGTAATCTTCATAGCTTCAGGACCAATATTCATAATAGCTTTATCAAGAATCTTTTGTTGATCCTTAAACTGACTTTCTGAACTCCTTATAGCTTCCTCTGCGATTTCAAGAGATGTTTTTTGTCCTATCTGTGCCTGCATTACAGCATCCATGATAGTTTGTTTTAAATCCCAATCAGAAAGACCAAGTTTCTTAATACTTTCAGATAACTCTTTATCAGAGTCTTTCAGAACCTTAGTTAACTGCTTTATAAGATTATCTTGAAACTTGCTATCTAGCTCTCTATCAGAAAGTAAGTCAAATATTTGTTTGTTAGCTTCCTTAGATAGTTCTACACTAACCTTGCCACCAAGACTTTCCTTTAATTTTTTGCTTTCTTCATAAGCATTTATTATTTGTGCCAATGAGGTTGGCTGATTTATATCACCATAATCATCATACATTGATTGTGGTTCTGATTCAGCAGGTGTAGCAGGTGCAGGTGTAGCCTTCTTTTTACTCTCTTTAAGACTTTCTTTTTCAGCCAACTCTTTTCTCTTTTTGTCTACACTTGGCAGACTTTTTATATACTCTTCTATAACATCCACGGAAACTGTTAATGAACCTTTATGAAGCATGGATATTGAATATGCTTTTTTCGCAATCCATTTTTCATATATAGGGAAACTGGCCGCAGGTTTAAGAGGGTCCTGTTTCAGATAATCATCAATCAGTTTTTTATTCTTTGTATCTATCATTATTCCATCCCAAAAAGAAAAGGGGTGAAGAAACATATAAAATGTCTCTCACCCCTTTAGATTATCTCATCCGTTCACTCTTATAGGTGAAGTGGAGTTATTTATTAAGAGCTTCGTTTCTCTTCTTTATGTCCTTCAATAACATATTTATGAAAATCTCTCTTTCAAAATCTGGTATACCATTACTATCAGATATAGGTATTTTGGCCTTATAAGCCAAATAAAACTGTTCCTCCAGTATTGATTCCAAACTGGCGCCCGCTACCAACAAGCGCCTTATGAGAAAAAACTCGTAATGGGAATACTATGTTCTTCCTCCTTCTTACAAGAATGACATTTTACTTTATACTTAAATACCGTCCCATAATCGTTATCTATAAACCAGTTACCCAGCTTTTCATAATCATTTCCTGACAAAGCATTAAGGAAATCTTTTTTATCATTGATGGTTACATCTTTAACATCACCCTGCGGAGTAATAAACCGTCTAATAGACATTGCGTATAATGCTGTGGCAACCTCTACAGTCTTCTGTTTATCAGATAGCCCCTTTTGTTCTTCTATATCCTTATATACTTCTTTCTGATATCCTCTTCTTAGAAAATCAAGTTCAACAGAGAGATTATCATTAATCTTCAATATCTTATTAACTTTCTGAGGAAAAGGTCTTACTTCCAATTTATCAAGATTAATACTATTAATAGTTTTTCCATTACAATCAGAACATGAAGAAGTAAAAGTGTAAACCTCTCCCTTTGATTTCTTTCTTATCTCAAGTAATAGATCAAATCTATCTTGAATGGTAAACGTATCAATGTTAAAGTCTTCGGAAACAACACAACCCTTTATAAGGGAATCTAACATATCATCCACAGCACCAATGTTTTCATTATCCTCATAAGAAAGCATTGTTTTCATTTGCCCTGTGGTGATAGGTTTAAACTTTACAACTTTACCAGTTTCCTTATTTGTATACTCAAAGACATACTGGTTTAACAACTGCACAAGATTAGCTGACATATTATTTCTCCTATGTTATCAATATAATCAATACTTTAAGCGGATTGGAAATATTGATATGCGAAAGTTACATTAAAACTCGCAAGGTCTTTTGAACCATAATCCAAACTTATCTCACCAACTGAAGTAGGAAATGCTTTTAAGAGTTTATATCTCATAATAGGGCTTCCATCATAATGACTTATATGTTCAATATTCTGATCTCTCATATATGCATTTGGAGTTCCATGATGATTGGTCTCCGGATCATGTGCTATCCTCACCCACTCAATGAAATCCTTTCTAATCATATCAGAAGGATCGCACATTACTGTAACAGACCAATCTGAAAATGTTTGAGTAGTACCAACCTTATAAACATTTCCTTGCCAATTAGCTGTGGCTGTATCAAGGGTTGTTGCAGGAAGAGATGTTGACTTTGTAAGGTATCCCATTTCTTCTGTTCCAACAATAC